ATGATAAAATGACCTATACCCTGTTGCCCGAACAGGTCGCGTTTTTCAAAACCTTCAATCCCGAAGATCCCTTTTATGGCCTATCCCCGATGACGGTTGCCGAGCAAACGATTGAATCTGATTACTATGCAAGGGATCATAACAAGGAATTTCTGAAATCGGGCGGTGCCCTGGGTACGGTAGTCCAGACCGATAAGCGAATGTTGCCCGATGATGTGGATCGATTTGAAAAGAAATGGATCGCTAATCACGCGGGTTATAATAAATGGAATAAAAGGGGTGTTGATGTTTTACACAACGGTATGAGGATCGCCGACCTCAAGAACTCCCCTAAAGACATAGAATTCCTGAACATGATTAAGCTCAACCGTGAAGAGATTATATCTCTATTCGGCGTTCCCCCTGCGGTTGTCGGCCTATTCGAATACGCCAATTACGCCAACGCCATGATGCAAAAAAAGGAATATTGGGAAGAGACGCTTAACCCGTTGCTCCAGCATCTTCAAGCGACAATGAACGAGTTGATTATCCCCCGCTGGACCGACAAGCCGATCTGGATGCAGTTCGATATGTCGAATGTCAAGGCTCTCCAGGAAGATTTCAATGAGCAGGCTAAAGCAGTCGTTATCCTGAAACGCGCCGGGGTTATTACTCCGAACGAATCCCGTATTCGCATAGGCTATGACCCTATCGACGATGAGGCCGCCGATCAACTCGATAAGCCGAATGTAAACCCCTTCGCGCAACCCGGTAATGAACCGCCGCCCGAGAAATCATTCCAGATCAAAGCTTATGACAAACGCCCTGAGAAATGGGCTAAAAAGGATTCATTCAGGCGCAGACACGAATCGGGCTTTATGTCTGTCGTCAATGGATATTTCGACAGGCAAAAAGACCGGGTTATCAAAGAGCTTGAAACATACGTCGATCAATTCCCGCCGCAATCCGTTGGCCTAATATTCGATGAATTGAAAGAGACCGATCTCCTTGTCGCAGATATCAATCCGGCAATCGTCAAGACATATAAAGACTCCGCGGCCGCCGGCTTCGAAGAGGTCGAGAATATGAAATCGTATCGCCGCGGATTTGAAACTAAGGACGTTGATATCATCGGGGCATTCGATGTGACCGATCCTGAAGCAATCGCATTTATCGAACGGCATGGATTAGATGCCGCGAAACTCATATCGGGTACGACTCAGAAGTTATTGCAGGACATCTTGACATCTGCTTATGAAGAGGGCCTGCCAATTAAAGAAATCGCAAAGCTCATTGAAGATAAATTCTCAAACTTTCCTGCTGGCCGATCATACACGATTGCTCAGACCGAAACGGGCAACGCTGTAAATTCCGGCACGTTCCAGGGATACAAACAGGCCGGGGCTGAAAAGAAGTCATGGCTTGCGACACCGGACGAAAGGACTCGCGATTCACATTGGGCGGCCGGGCAGAGTCCTGCCATCTCGCTCAATGAATCATTTGCGGTTGGTTCAAGCCTGATGATGTATCCCAACGATCCAGCAGGTTCAGCAGAGGAAATAATTAACTGCCGGTGTACGCTATTGCCGGAAGTGGAGGTGTAATGAAAATATTTAGAAAAGAATGCTATTACGGATTCGATATTAAGGCCGATTCTGATCAGCGAACAATCACCGGTTATGCTTCAACGAATGATCTTGATCGCACTAACGATATAGTCGAGCCTGCCGCTTTCGCTGAAACGATGCCCGAATACATGAAAAATCCCATCATGTTCTTTGGCCATGACTGGTGGGATAAGCCTATCGGGAAAGTGATTGATTATTCTATCGACAGTAAGGGCCTCTGGATAAAAGCGCAGATATCCGAAACAGCTCAAGATGTTTGGCAACTCATCAAAGAAGGCGTTTTAAAAACCTTCTCAATCGGTTTTGATATTCTCGAATCTGAGGACATCGAGGATGATGAAGACGATAAGCAGCTCAAAGGATTAAAGGGTTCATACGAGATAGTACGTAAAAGGCGTCGAATCAAAAAGGTTCGTCTCTACGAAATATCGGTCGTGAACATCCCGGCCAATCCGATGGCGTTAATCGAATCCGCTAAAAATTTAAACATTCAACTTAAATCATTTAACAATGCTCCAGACCAACCTGGGGCCAACGAAGAGGAGAACAACATGGACCCTGAACTCAAAAAAGTACAGGAACAGGTTGGAACACTGGAGACCAACCTGGAAAGCAACATCGATACCGTCGAAAAGGCTCGAAAGACGTTATCGGAAATCCAGACATCAGTTGATGAGCTGAAGGATCGACCCGGCGGCGTTACAAAAACCGATCTGAATGCGATTAAAGAAAAATCGCAGGCCGATCTTATGGAAGCCGTTGGCAAACTCAATGAAACCATCGACTCGAAGATAATCGTCCCGCCCGGCATGGACCACGATCTCGGCTCAATCGAGCAGGCGAAACGGCTTGGATACACTAAGGATCTGGACAAGCCGGAAGTGTTCAAGTCGAGGGTTATCTACAAAGACCACGAGAAGGCCGCGACGATGCTCGGTATGCACAACCAGAAGCACGTTATCGAGGAGCTACAGAGCAAATCCGATGACCTGTTTATAGTTGGCCGGTTACTCAATATGCACCAAGGCGATGGATGGACTGGCGATCCGAGAGGCCTAAAGACATATAACGAATATATGGCTTTATTGACCGAGGTGCAGAAAGCTCTCGATACCGCTACGTCGGCGACCGGCGGTTCATTTCTGCCAACTGGCTTTTCTGCGATCTTACAAGCGGGCATTGAACAGAAACGTGGCGTTATCGCTAAAATGCGTAGGTTCCCCATGCCACAGACTCCGTATGTCTATCCATTACAGACCAGCCGCTCGACCCCATATCTGTATAGCGAGGCGATATCTGATAACCAAGTGAATACGATTACCGCTTCGACTCCCGGAACCAGTAATATAACCTTCACCGCCATAGGTATTGCGACCGCCGTCTGGAATTCAAGAGAATCCGAAGAGGATTTGATTATCCCGGCATTGTCATTCATAAAAGAAGATATTATGAATGCGATGAAAAACGGCGAAGAGTACATGATTATCAACGGTGACAATGCTACGACTCACCAGGATACGGACCATGCCGCCGAGAGCGCTATCGTTGTCGCTAAGGGTCTTGACGGATTACGTCTCGATGCTATCGCCAACGCCGCAAGTGACGCTTCCGGTACGCTGACCTATGCGCTACTGGTTGGCTTGCTTGATAAGGCCGGGAAATACGGCTATGCTCCAGGGAAGGGATTTTTCCCCACATCCATGGCCGCCTATTACGATATTCTGGCATTGACGCAAGTAACAGGCTATGACGCCTTCGCGGGCAGTGCTGTTGTTGCAAAGGGCGCGCTACCTCGAATTCTCGGCAACGAAGTTATTCCGACCGAAAATATGCGTCAGGACTTAGGCCCGGTCGGTGTTAATGCCGCATCCGATAACGTCCATACTGCGGTCATGTATGTCAATCCCGATGGCTTCTTAATCGGTGATCGTCGGAACTATACGGTTGAACAAGCTACCTATCCGCTGACTCAGCAGAGGGTAACTGTTGCGACCCAGAGACTCGATATGCAGAAGATGGTCCCGAGTTCGGACACTCCCTGCTCGATTCTCTATAACATTACTACGTAATTGGAATTTGAATCCATGGTACGCCGGTTTAGGCTGGCGTACCTAACCGATAAGAAAGGAGCCTTAATATGGACGCAAGAAACTTTGCAGACCTCCAGATCAGCTTGTTCCGGGGTGAAGCTGAAGATATAGATATCGCGGTGCAGGCGAAAGATCCTGTCGGGGTCATTATGCCCGGCGATGAAATTCTCGGTTGTCTGGAGTTCGACACCGAGGGGACTATCGCAACAATGGCAGACGTGACCGCTAATATATCGATAGCCAGGGCCGGTTATATCACAAACGACACCGCCCCGACATCCGATATCTGGAAAGGCATGTTATTCTGGTTCAGGAATAACGGCGGGGATCATGTTCTCGATATGCCGTGCTATAAACAGATGCTCGTAACGGGCGGAAGTGCGGCGGCGGCCCTAACCGCTACTGGTTTGGCGGTTGCCGATCACATCATTGCCGTATTTCATTTGTCAACGGCGGCAGAGATCAGCACTATTGACGATGTGACTCATCTTTGTACTCATGCAACCGCTGATGTTCTCAACTGTTCGATTGCGACAACCTCAGATCACCTCTGGGTCTGGTATCACGATTCAAGCGCAACCGGGATCGATAATATCAATTTGCAGTTCCTAGTTTGTGATGGAGCCGCCGCCGATCTAACCGCAACCGGCTTTGTTACAGCCGAGGAT